AGAACAAATGCGTAACGTTTAAAGGCAAACTTGGATATGATGAGCTATACATCGTCAAATCTTGGAAAGGAGCTTTGAATACTGACGCAGTTGATTTTGACCCAGATGCAGACGCATCCAAAGGTCAATTAACTTCACAGTTTAAGAAGTTTAGTAAGTCTAAAAAGCTTAACAAAACTCTCTTAACTAACTTTGGAAAAGCAGTTGCTGAGTAAGGACAACACTTTTATGCTAATTATTTTTAATTATTTTCACAAAAGTCGTTTACATTTACGAAGAACTATGTTATAATATACATATAAATTGATAAGGAGAAAAACTATATTATGAAAAACTTGAAAAAATCCACAGAAATTATCTTAACTGAGCTGGCTAAAAGATATCCAGACCAAACTCAGTTTAGAAAAAATGCTATCGTCGAGGTTGGCGAAAGCTTCGGTTATTCCGGTAAAGATTGGGACCCAATCATGACTAAACAAAACAGAGTCAAGATTGGTACTTATGATTTAGCCGGTCTTATAGAACCACTAAGAGAAGTAGCAATTGCTAACAACGTGGTTCAAATGCCTCAAGCTGCGGCTCAAATGCAGTCAATCGTAAATGAAGAAAAAACCTATGCTACAGTCGATAAGACTTTCGTACCATGGGGTGCATTTTCTGATATCGTAAAAATTGTCAAATCAAATATGTTTTACCCAACATATATTTCTGGTTTGTCTGGCAACGGTAAAACTTTTATGGTCGAACAAGCATGTGCTAAAGTTGGCAAAGAGTTTATAAGAGTTCAAATCAATCCTGAAACTGATGAGGATGATTTACTTGGTGGCTTTAGACTAATCAATGGAGAAACTGTTTTCTCTAAAGGTCCAGTTCTTAAAGCAATGGAAAATGGCGCTATCTTACTTCTTGACGAAATTGATAGAGCAACAAATAAAATTATGTGCTTACAAGGAATCCTTGAAGGCAAACCAGTTCTTGTTAAAAAGACTGGAGAGGTTGTACAACCTGCTGAAGGTTTCAATGTAATAGCAACAGCTAATACTAAAGGTAAAGGTTCAGAAGACGGCAGATTTACTGCAGCTTCTATCATTGATGATGCTTTCCTTGAAAGGTTTACTATTTCAGTCGACCAACAATTCCCATCTCTCAATATCGAGAAAAAGATTGTTCTTAAACACATGGCTAAATTTGATGCAATAGATTCAGACTTTGCTGATAAACTAGTCACCTGGGCTGATATTATCAGAAAGACTTTTTACGATGATGGTGTTGATGAAGTAATCTCAACTAGAAGACTTTGTCATATCGTACAAACATTCTCAATCTTCAATAAAAGAGACAAAGCAATTGACCTTTGTATCTCAAGATTTGATAATGATACGAAGGAAGCTTTCCTTGACCTTTACAGCAAAGTAGATGCTGATGAAATTCAAGCAGAGGAAAACAATGTTTCAGAAGAAATCTAATATAGATTACAAATTTAACGAAGGAGCTCTTATAAAAGAGCTTCAGTCGTATATAGACAAAACCTATGAAGGTCACTATTCAAAAAATCAGTTTCAATCAACTGAATTTATTATTGATTGTGGACATGGCATGGGATTTGCTTTAGGAAACGTACTTAAGTACGCTCAAAGGTATGGTAAGAAACAAGGTTATAACAGAGCTGACCTTATGAAAATTTTGCACTATACTATAATTGCTCTGGATTGTCATGATAGAAATGAAAATAATCGTTTACAAAATGACTAAAGTATGGTATAATATATTATTATGGAGAAAATATGAATTTATCAAATGACACCTTGAATGTGTTGAAAAACTTCGCAACAATAAATCCAAACCTAGTTTTTAAACCAGGACAAAAGCTTAAGACTATATCAGAGTCTAAAACTATTTTAGCATCAGCAGAAATAGTAGAAGACTTTCCAGCAGAATTTGGAGTATATGACTTAAACGAATTTCTGTCAGTTCTAAGCTTAATTGATAATCCAACATTAGAGTTTGAAGACAAAGCGGTCTTGGTACAAGGGAATGGTCAAAAGATTAGATATTTCTTTTCAGAAAGCGAAATCTTAACCACTCCTCAAAAAGATATTCAGATGCCTGACCCAGAGCTTGGAGTCAATATCGAAGAAGATGTACTTAATCAGATTCGTAAAGCGGCTGCAGTGCTAGGTCATACTGAACTTTCAATCGCAGGTAATGATGGAGTTATTAAAGCTTCTGTACTTGATACAAGAGATACAACTTCAAATCTATTTGAGATTGAATTAGATAGAGACAATTCATGTAAAAATGAATTTAACTTCGTGGTAAGTATTCCTAACCTGAAATTATTACCAGGTGATTACTTTGTTAGCATAAGCTCAAAGCTAATTTCAAACTGGACTAATAGTAATTATCCGGTGGATTATTTTATCGCTCTTGAGAAAAACTCAAGCTACAATGTATAAATATATTGTAGGAATGGAAGATGCCGCATGGGGCGGGTCTTTTAATTTTCGTAATATGCATAGGAGAAAATTATGTCAGAAGATGTGAATACAAACGTTGAAGCTCAAGCTGAAGGCGTCCAACTAAGTTTGCAAGATATTGCAACAATGGTACAAATTATTGATTTGTGCTCAAAAAGAGGCGGGTTCGAAGGACCTGAACTTGAAGCAGTTGGAAGTCTTAGAACAAGAGTTGTAGCGTTTCTAAACGAAGCTTCAAAAGGACAGGAAACGCCGGAAGGTGATGTACCTGTAGCTGAAGAAGCTAATGACGATTCAACAACAGAATCGTAAAATATCGAGGGGTGAAATTCCCCTCACAATTTAATTATGGAGAAAGCGAATGCAAGAATTTTTATGGGTTGAAAAATACCGACCAAGAAAGATTGAGGAATGTATACTTACAACCGACCTCAAAAAAATATTCAAAACAGTTTTAGACAAAGGTGAACTTCAAAATATGATGTTCACTGGTACTGCTGGTACTGGTAAGACCACAGTAGCAAGAGCTTTGTGTAATGAACTTGACTTAGATTATATCATTATCAATGGTAGTGAAGAGTCAGGTATCGATACATTAAGAAATAAAATCAAACAATTCGCTTCGTCAGTTTCCTTATCAGGCGGCTACAAAGTCGTCATCCTTGACGAAGCGGATTATCTCAATCCACAGTCTACGCAACCAGCTTTGCGTGGCTTTATCGAAGAGTTTTCAGCAAATTGTAGATTTATTCTTACATGTAATTTTAAGAATCGTATTATAGAACCATTACATTCAAGATGTAGTGTAATTGAATTTGCGATTCCTAGAAAAGAAAGAGATGCAATGGCAGGACAATTCATGCAAATGGTTCAACAAATATTATCTGTTGAAAGTATAAACTCTGACCCAGAAGTACTGGCTGAGTTAATCATTAAATACTTTCCAGATTTTAGAAGAACATTAAATGAATTACAACGTTATTCAAACTTTGGTAGAATTGATAGTGGTATCTTAGTCAATGCAACTGATGTTAGTCTTGATAGTCTTATGAATCACTTAAAGATAAAAGACTTTCGTAAGATGAGACAATGGGTTGCAGATAATATTGACGTAGAACCAGCATCAATGTTTCGTAAGATATACGATAGTATGAATGACTATGTGGAGCCAGCTTCAGTACCACAACTGGTACTTATACTGGCAGATTATCAATATAAAAACAGTTTTGTTGCTGACCATGAACTTAATATGGTGGCATGTTTAACTGAAGTAATGGCAGGAGTAAAATTTAAATGAAAAAATACACACACGAAATATTTGGCGGAGAAATAAGAGAAGTAGTCACTACTGAATCTAAAAAGATTGAACTCTTAGAATCCAATGTAAGACAACTGCAAGAGCAGCTCGCAACAGCAAATAAAAGAATCATGCAATTAAATTTGGAATTGGACTTTTATAAAAAGGTACATACGCAAGATGAATCCATTTGATTATTTAAAAGCAATCAATGAAACAAAGAAAGATATTATGGTTGATGATATCGCTGAAAGAGAATATAATCCTTTCATCATAAATCGTGGCTTATCTTTCTTTAAGGATACTATCTTGTATGCAAATGAAATGAACCGTTATCATCACCTAGATAATCGCGTTCAGTTTGATTTTTTTATAAATATAATTAGAAAGAAAAAAAGATGGTCTAAATGGATAAAAGCCAGTGATGTAGACAATCTTGAACTCATCAAAGAATATTATGGGTATAGTAATGAAAAGGCTAAATCTGCATTATCATTAATGAGTAATGAACAAATTGAACAACTGAAACAAAGGATTTATAAAGGTGGAAAACGATAATATACAAATCACAGATTGGACTCCAGGAAGCATGTTGGAAGTCACACTCAATGAACCTGACGATTTTCTCAAGATAAGAGAAACGTTAACTAGAATTGGTGTTGCGTCTAGAAAAGACCAGAAGCTCTTCCAATCATGTCATATCTTGCATAAGCAAGGGAGATATTTTATAGTTCATTTTAAAGAACTATTTTTACTAGATGGTAAGCCGTCTAGTTTATTAGAAAATGACGTACAACGTCGAAACACAATCGCAACATTACTCGCTGATTGGGGACTAGTAAGTTTAGTCAATCCCGAAACAGCTAAGGATTTAGCGCCATTGAGACAGATTAAGGTGATTCCTTTTAAGGAAAAATCTCAATGGGAACTATGCCCTAAATATAATATAGGGAATAGCAATAATGGAGAAAATAAAAGCAACACTTGATTTCATACATAAGTTCATGAAACAAGGTAGAATACAGTATGTATTAAAGTACTCTGGAATAAGAGGAAAAAGAACTTAAAAGTTTTATTTAAACTGGTAATCAAACTAGTATAAATATAATCGAGGAATGCGGTATTGGACCGGTTCCCACAACCTT